TTCTATTCCATTTTCATGTCGTCGAAAGGAGAAAAAGTCATATGTATTTCTGAGTTTAAAAGGCACTCAGTTAATGCAAGTTCTACAGGTAATTATTCATTCCTATATGAATACGGTTTACAGCTTGGTTCATTTCGAGATCTTTTTAAGATTCTCGACAAAGCAGTAACCGAAAAGCCTCTCTCACTCGTCCGGCAGCTCTATGATCTTCTAGAGCTCCACGGTTACGAGATTGGGGACAGTGAACTCGAGATTTCTCGTCATTGGCGGGCGTTTGACAAACTATATTGGTCTATGGTTTGTTACGTGCTAGTCTATGGTGAGGACTCCTGGGTCGAGCTGTATAAATGGAAGATAACCTCTTTCTTCTCATGCGTATTTCCAGACCAAGAACATATACCCGTTCCTCGGGTGAGTCTTGAAATTTTCGCAAATCCTTTTAAATTGTTTTTTGGACGAGCTCAACGATTTCTTGCACATCGCGTTGTTTCTTTGCGTAATTTCGCAAACGACGTACTGATGTTGAAGAAAGGAGCACCTCCTGTTTCTGAGAATATGATCCTCCAGAAACGTGTTGAGGTTTTCAATCAACTTACCTCCTCGCCACCCACAGAATATGAAGACGGACTTTTTGTACCAGTCCCGAAACATATTTATACAAAAACGTGGGAGTTTGAAGAAGTATTACACGTTGATTCCATTTGGGATCTTAAAAGAGAAAGTATAAAGCATACCGAACACTTTGAGTTAAGTATGCGTGAACTTTATAGACAGTTAGATCGTACTGTTTATGAATTGTTTGGGTCACGTCAATTTGCTTCGAAGAATCTTTATAACTACGTGTTTCCTTCAACTTCTGCGAATTACAATCTTTCCCGTGGGAAAGGCGGAGGCCTCGGTGTTATATGTGCAGAAATCGAGGAAATAAAGGATCGGGTCTTCAAAGATGTGTTTGACCCTGAGGTTATCTCTCCATATTTCTTTCGAAATGGTTTCCTAGAATTACTGTTCCTAAAGAAGGATGAATTTTCCAAAATGTCTAGGATGGAAAGTTGTCGCTTCGACGATGGTAAAGACGGATTCTGTTTCGTGTTGGACGATGTGTCTATTCAAAGGGCGTATCAATTTATTTTTGATGAGCTAATAGAAAAAGCTCTCATAGAAGAACCTTTGACAGATACTGTTGGACTGGCTGAACCCCTGAAAGTACGGGTGATCACAAAAGGTCCTCCAGTCACATATTATGTCTTAAAATCTCTACAAAAATTTCTTTGGAGAAAGCTGAAAAGCAACCCAATCTTTAGATTGATTGGGGAAACCTTAACTGAGG